GTTAATACATGGTTGCGAAGTGATGTGCGGTCTTCTCCATCCTCTGTCGTGAGTGTGAATGGTGTATCAGCTTGGATTGCAAAGGCGCTTGCTTGGCCTGCGACGTTATCTTGATTGCCTACAGTGATAACCGTTGTAGCCACATTCCCGTAGTTCGGGTGCGCGCGTAGACTCTTTTGTAGTTCGTGTGTAATGTAGATACTAGAGGTCTTTTGGGCATCACCATCAGAATTGCCATCAGGGGTGCTGTAAGTTCCGGTTGCAACCATGCCGCTGAGATACCGGAGGGCCACTGTGTAAGTCCTACTAAACAGGCCCCCCAAGCAGAACACAACCCCAGTGTTACCGTTGGTGGTTGCAGGAACAGCGGCGATAGCTGCCTTAGTGATGACAACCCTGTTGGTCAGGTACAGCGCGTTGTCATAGACGTATCCGCGCATGTCTGATCCAACGTAAGCCTGTGCGGCGGCGTCTTGGAAACTGCATGGATAAACTACACCAGACTCGTCATAAGCCATGAGGTAGCCAGCCTTGTAGCCCACTGTGTAGGTGGTGCCCTGAATTATTGCCTTGAAGAAAGTAAGGTCCGCAGGCTGGTTCGTTATGTAGGCAATATGTTCTGCGGCGGGTCGGGATGTGAGGCCCTGCACAATGTCACTAACCAGATTGATCTGTTCAGTTACCTTGCCCTCTTGTCGAATTGCCGGGGGTTGTTGGCTAACTCCCTGTAGGAGCGCGCCGAGTGTTCCATCGGTGTTCATTGTGTATCCTTATCGCGGAAGGCGGTATGCGCCGGGAACCCTGCGAAACTGCTGCATGGACTGCCCGTCAAAGATGTTGAGGTCTTTGTTGCGCAAGTCTTCTTGTCGTACAAAGCCCCATGCAGATACCATCGCTGTTCGGTACTCGCCTAGCTTCGGGTCGCCACCGTTGGAGTCCACATAGAAGGCGTACACTGCGCGTGCCTGTAGGTAAGCTGCTGCTGTTGGTGGCAGGTCTTCAATGGCGACGTTCTCAACGTAGCGCAGCACAACGTCTGTGCCGATGCTGAATGAAAAGGTTGCTGGATCGAACAGCTTGCCACCGCGCACAACATAGCCGGTAGACGTGTCCAGCGGGTCTGCATGAAGTGCGTTAGCAGGTAGAACAATCTCCCCTTTTGCGTTCGGTCGGGCAGTCCGTGTGAACTTGTTAAACCACCACCCCAGTCCTTGCATCAGTCGGGACTCCTTGGCTAGTTTGAGGTTCGCCTTGGAGTACGAAGGGTGCATGGTGTTGGAAGATGACAGTGCTGCTGTACCAACTGAGGCCAGCATGTCGTTGATGATCTCTAGTTTGGTAAGCATGATGTTGTCCTTTGTGCATGAAGGGGCCTTCCGGGGTGCGCCCGTGGGCGTGGAAGGCTCTTTGATAGACAAAAAAAGCCCCACTACACCGAAGTGCAGCGGGGCTGAGTTGGAGAGTTCTTGTTAGACCTTGTTGACCGTGGCGCACAGGTCCGGGCGACGGTTCGATACGCCGAACGAGCAATAGCTGTCGATGAACCATTGCAGTTCAGGCTTCTCGTAGTACACGTCCGAGGTCAGCGGGATCGTCTCACCGGCCAGCAGGCTGTCGGGGAACATGAACGTGGCAACAGCATTGGCCTGCGCAGCGGTCACGTCATAGGCGTTGCCGTTCTCAGCGTTGGACAGTCGGTGACCAGTGATCGCGCTGTTGGGGAAGCGGGCCGTGCTGATAAGTGGGGAACCCATCAGCGACTTCAACTCGCCAAGGCTGAAATTGCCGTTGTCGGGCGAGAAGTCGCGGTTCACCAGCTTGTCGTTGTTCAGCAGCACTTCGTGGTGCGTCGGGCGCAGGAACCATGCACCTTCTTCGGTGTCGATGTCTTCTTCCTGCATACGCAGCATGGCACGAACCATCGCACGGTACAGCAGATCGGGATCGAGTTCGTCACCGGCCAGGGCCAGGTTTTCGATCTTGCCAGCGCCGATGCTGCCGTTGAGGTTCGCGGGTGCGGGCAGATAGCTGGACTTGATGTTCTGGATCAGGAACGCCTGATCGAAGAACTTGGCCTGCTCTTTGCCGTGGTCTTTGCCGATTTCTTCACGGGCGTTGAAGTCGATCTGAAACTCGTTCAGCAGCGAACGGTTGTCACGGGCGATGATAACCGTGTCCACCGTGACGGATGCACGGCCAAAGCGGGTGGGTGCAACTGGCTCAGGGCGAACGCCGGGGGTCAGGGCTTGCAGTTGGGTCTTGCCGATGCGGCGGTTAATGAGCGTGTCGGTGCCGCGAACAGGCTTTACCGTTACCATCTTGCGCATGATGGACGACTTGGCGAACTGGCTGTCAACTGCGCCGCCATACTGTTCGATCATGTCAGTGCGGTCTTGGTCGCTCAAGTGGGTGCTGTCGGTGGGAAGGGGCATGGTCGTTCCTTAGAATGATTGAGTTGAAGCCTTAAAGGCCCTTGGTACGTCCGCGATTGCGGGCTTGTTGGATTTCCGCAAGCACCCCGGGGTTGCCCCCGGCACGGTGTGCCTTCGAGAGTTCTGCCGAGTATTCAGCACGGGTAGTTGCCCGCCCTGATGGTGCGGCTGCGGCGTCGGGCAGCATCTCCTGCTTGCCTGCGTCGAGCGTGGTGTTGGAACCGTCGCTGTTGAACTTGGCGACGAGTTCTTGTGCAGCAAAGCGTGCCTGAGCGCCGCCAGCGTCGATCATGCTGCGGTACTGGTTGAGGTCTGCTTCACTTACGCCGGTCTTCGCCCATGCAGTAATGGCAGACCAGTTGTCCTTGCCGCCGACTGCACCGTGCACTTCGGTCAGGACCGTCTGGGCCTGTGTGGCAAGACGGCTGACATAGTTCTCTGTGCCTGCAAGGATCAGGTTTGCCCGGTCTTTGCCGACTTTCGCTTCCAGTGCGGCCCGGTCCACCTTGGACACATCGCCGGATTGTACAGCGTCAAACATCAGAGACTTCGCGTCGTCTGGGGTCATGCCGCCGTTCTGCAACAGCGCAAGCACACTGTCGCCAACGCTATCCCCAGTGCCGCCCCATAGGTCGGTATCAAGCGGGGTGTCGTCTGTCGGCGCAGCCGGTGTCACTGGCTCACTGGGCGTATCAGCGGGCTTGTCTGCCGGCACTGCCGGCACTACCGGCTTGTCTTCCACAACAGGCGTAACTGCGGGGATTACCGGCGTGGTCGTGTCAGTTTCAATCGTCATACTTCACTCTCCTGCACGGCTTTCTCGCCTGCTTTTTGTTGTACGTTTGCGGTGGCTTGGATACCGGCCAACTGCTGTTGCTCGGCCATAGCGGCCTGTTTGTTCGCTGCGAGTTCTTCCTCGCTGAACATGAACTCTGCCATGTTGACTGTGTGGTTGGTGAACACAAAGGATGCGAACTTGAGCGGGTTGATGGTGCCCCGTATTTCTTCGGGCACTGCCTCAAGCATCTGCAAGTCACCAATGGCTGAACGAAGGTTCTGCAACTGCCCCTCACGGGATAGGCTCTCCAAGCCAGTGGTGACAACAATCTCGAACAGGGACAGCTTGCCGCCAATGTCCTTGTCAAAGTTGATCTGGCTGATTGCGTACTCTGCTTCGATGTGTTGCCACTCGATAGCAAGTCGGGAGTACAGCCCACCGTAAGCGGCGTTCAACTCCTGTGCGACATACCGGACTTCTTCTGCGGTTACTCGCTCTGCATCGCGGATTGCGCTGCTGTTCAACAGGAACGATTGGCTTAACTCTCGCTCCCACATGCTGATGGTCTCACGCAAGATACCTATCTCTAGGTTGCGGGCACCCTCTGGGGTCGAGATGTCATCCTTGCGGCCAGCGTGATAGCTACCACGAGGGCTGTTGTTCAACTCTTGCACATCCAACATAGACGCTGGATCAACAAGAAACTTGATGTCGGCCATGACGCCGATCATGTCAATCAGCGCACAGGTGGAAACGTCGATGTTATGAAAGCCAACGATCTGGTCTTCCACAAGGCCGCGTCCGTAGTGTTCGCCACGGGCCAGTGTCCATGTGAGTGCAAGCACTGGCAGGGCCTTGGGCGTGAACCGAACTACGTTGTCAATGACTTCATCATCAACTGCCTGCCGGAAGTGCCAGCGGTCGCCGTGCAGCTTGTAGTGCGTGTACAGAACAACGTCATCTGTCTCTTGAATAAGCGGTCGCTTTTGCTTTACGCGCTGCTTCAAGTTTTCATCAAGCCCTTGGAACTTCTTGGCGTCCCGCAGGAGTATTTCGATCTGGGCACCTTGGATGTTGCGCCGAACGCAATAGTCCTTGATGCCGTACACAACCCGGCTGTTGTCGGCCAGCCGCCGGATCAGACCATTGCCGGTTACGATCAGGTGCTTGATTGCCTCAACTGCTTGGGGCCGATACTTGATGAGGTTCATGGTCCGCATGGCTTCCTGCTCAACAGAGACAGTGGACGCACGGATAGCCTCAAAGTACGCGGCCTCTTGGCCTTTGCCAACAGACTTGCGCACCTCCCGTTTTGCAGCGGGTGTGAGTGCTGCTGTGAAGAAAGGTCGGTCTTGCGGGAACATGGTCGATACAACCTTGTTCGCCAGATGGTTCACCAGCCGTGACCCAATCATAACGTCGCCCTTGACTTGCTCTGTGTTTGCAGAGTTGTCACGGGGGCAGATGTAGGGCACGCTCAGGCGGGCGTAGTTTTCAGACCGGGCAACTAGGTCGCCCTTATCGTTGTGCATAGTGTGCCACAAGGAGTCCAGTGGGGTGTCATTGATTGCAAGCATTACAACCCACCAATCTTTGAAGCGGACACTCCACCTACAACTCCACCGGAGGTGCTTACGGCCTTCTTACCAAGTGCGCTTTTCTTCTTCTTCTCGGTATCAGTGCTGTCTGCTGCACCTACCTTCACCTTTGCACCGGCGTCTTGTTTGGTCTTTTTCAACTTCGCGGCCTCTTGTGCCGTTGTAAGCTGCTTATTCATCTGTCCTTTGGCGCGCTGGTTGCCTCTGTTCCGGTCCACCACCGACTTTGCGCCAAACACGACAGAAGAAATGGCGGCTACTGCAAGAAAACTCATGCTATGCTCCTTAAAGGTTATGTGTCCTCGGGCTGCATGAGTTGCTTGGCCCGGTGTGCTTCCCACACTGGGCTACGTTCCACAATGAGGTCTTCGAGAACGTCCACGTCCGTCTCGGTAGTTGCGATGATGTTCTGGAACACCACTTCCTCAATGATGTACGCCAGCTTGCGTCCTGGTGGGGATACGAACATAAATGGTGCTTCCAGAACACGGATTGCACCGTCTTCCAGAATAGCCATCTTGCCCTTTACAAGCATGTTCATACACTCTGCGCGGTGGGCGTGCCCCAGCACTATAGCATCGGCTGGAAGAACAACCTCACGGATGTAGATACCCGGCCCAAAGTAGTGTGACGTTGTGGTGTCAGCCTGTGGGCAGGTAAGCAGCCCGGCTTCCATCTGGTCCAGCGTACAGTGTGCGCAGGCTTCTGCCAGCACTAGCGCGATCATGTCTGGGTCTGTCATGCAGACCACCACCCGCGCTTGGGCTTCTCATATTGGGGGAGAGGTGGGAGTTCAGTCGATGCGCCCACTTCCTGATCCAGCATGGCCGTGAGGTCGCGCTTGCACTGCTCAAAGCCGGTGTCAAACTGCGTGCTTTCTGCTGTCATGCGGCGTGGGTACGCAAAGCCCCGCAGTCGCTTAAGTGTTGCCTCACTGATGCGGGGCATCTTCTCAGTAAACAGGTGGCTCATGTGGTATCTCCGGGAATGTGATGTCTGCAATGAGTTCTGCACCCAGTCGGACGCATACCTCTTGTGGTATCTCATGCCCCCGTCCTATGAACTCTACTGCAAGCAACACTAGGTCTGCATCGCTAAGATCAGCGTAGCCCATGGTGTGCTTCCTAATAAACGGTCTTTGTCTTAGGACGGGGGATTAGTCAGCCGAAGAAGAAGTCGGACGCGAGAACCCCGCGCAAGTCCAACGATCCTCGGGGCGGCAGGCTGGGCAACTGGACACCGTGCCGTTCTTCATGCACCTGTTTGAAGTCTGCCAGCACGTCATGCTGCTCATGCAGTTGAACAAAAGTGCTGCGGATTATGCCGTGCCACACATCAATGTCGCAAGCATGTGTTCCGAAGTCATCGTGGATCATAGCAAAGCTATCAAGGCCCGCAGCAACACCAGCGTTAAGCACCATGTGCATGTGAGTGGCGTCAACGTGGTGGATCAGGTTCGGGCTACTGCCCTGCCGCTGCTTTCGTGTGCTGAGTTCGTCTGTGTCTTCTGCCAGCCGAAGGCTCAACCGGCCCCCGATCTGGGTTTCGATCTTTCGTGTATCAAACCCGTATGTCGCCTGATAAACAGGAAAGCCAATAGGGCTGGTGTATTGCAGAGGGTGCCCTGCTTTTGACAGAATAGACGCACAGTTCTGTATCCAGTCCATTGCCAATCGGGCGGCAACAACAACCTCACCAATGCTGTCCCACATAAGGGGGCTAAGGTACATCGCATGACTAAAGCTGCTGCCCTTCTCAAAGAAGGCTGGCGCAGTTTCATGCACCCACTTGAATATCGTAGTCGTACAGGCTTGTCTTGTGGACCCATACGGCATGGTCATTACCGGCGGCTTGGGAAGTTTCCGGGGCATGGTCGTGAGACCCTGTGAATGGAATAGGGCCATCCAGTTTGCAGCGCCGCCATGGCGCTCATCTGGAAGGCTTCTGAGACCCATGAGTTTACGAGTGCAAACATCTCCAACATCCTGATATATGTCAGCCGGTTTAGGGCTGGGGGTTAAGTTCACAGCCGCGCCACCTACAGCATCCCGCAACATAGCGGAAAAGTGTTGCAAGCCATTGCAGCTACCATCAAGTGCAACAGGCAAGTGAGACACAAAGTCTTCACCCAGTCGCACAGCCTGCTCGTACTCAATGCAGAACGCTAGGAACTGGTACGGCTTATCTGCGTCCTGCCAGTATTCTCGACCGGCAACCGGGTCGAGTGCAGCAGCAATCCAGTGCTCTGAATGGCTGTCTATCCAAGCAACGCGGTCGTCGTAGTCCACCTTGTCTGTTCCGTACTTGTTCGCACCATGCACCTTGAGCCAGTACAGCCCGCGCTCACCCAGACGCTTGCCATTGGCAAACCGGATCAGCGCCTTTGACTGGTCGGTGCCCTGCGGGGATAGCCCTGCGGTGGCAGAGTAAACCCGGCCCCGGAAGTCGCACTGGTAAACATACCAGAACTGGTTGTAGTGCTGCATGGAGTTCGCCATTCTCATGGTACGCATCAGTGACAGGTTCTTTGCAATCCGTTCCCGCTCTAACGTGTGCAACTCCCGCGCCTCGCCCTTCCAGCGGTTGAACGCCATCTTGCGGGGATCGTCGTCAGCCATTGGTCTGGGGTCTTCGTCAGCGGCCAGCGGGCTTACCGGCACCTCGATAGGTTGGCTGGCGGGCATCCCAATTCCAAGGTTCCGGTGCCACACAGCACGCATGGCTGCAAACACAGGTGCATTGATCTGCCACGGGGTGCGCTGCAAGGCGTTCACAGCAGACATCACCTGAGACAGGTCAGCAGCCTCATACAGGGCGTTCTGCACTTGCCCGGTGCGACTGGCCCGCATTTTGACAAGGGCTGTCCTGCTACGCAATATGGGGCTGTAGTAGCCACCCTGCCGTAAGCCGGTCCAATCCTCGGGCGGCACAATGCACGGCATACGATCTGGGCTGGCAATCTCCATGGCCTCATTATGGGATAACACCCACTTGATGCAGGCGTCGGTAGGGACAAGCATTACCTCAACCCGGTTCTTTGCCTTCTTCGTGACCCGCTTCTCAACCAGGTCACACGCCTCCATCAGCAGACCGAGTACCAGCCCTCCCACGCCTAAGTGCGTCTCCGCAGACCACGCCGCCCACTCAGGCATATCTTTCTTGCCCTCTGCGTTCATCAAACTCCTGCGCTGATA